AGACATTACAACGTGACCCGTATTTTTTACGTTTGTTCCAACTGTTGTACCAGTTGTGTGTGAAATCGGTCCAGCTTTAATTGGTCCCGAAAATGTAGTGTTTGCCATAATTATATTCTCCTAGTTTGTGAACATAGTCTCTAGGCCGTCGACTATACGCGTCTATGTTCTATTGTTAATTGTATAGTAATTAATTTATATACTAGATTTTAGTAGAGTGCAAGAGAGCCTGTAATGTGGAGTGGATTTTTTCCAACGATGTAGCTTTTTATTAAGTAGCTACAGAAACTTGGGGTGCAGAGTCTTCCACCTTATTTAGCATATGCTCTTTTTTAGCTTCTGCTAATTTTATATGGCTAATTACTTCTCTGACTTTTCGGTCAATTCTAACCATATTGAGAGTATATCTACCCTCATTAAGATGCTCCTGCTCCCATTCTAGATCCAGAACTTTTTTCTTCGTATATAGTTCTGTTAGATGTTGTTGCATCATTTATAACCTCCTCATAGGTTATTCTTTTTACCTTGGGATCGTTCATTTCTCCAAGATACTCCCATTTTATATCATTTTGTCCAAGTTTGTCAATGATAGCATTTTCAACTGCTTCTAGGGAATCTTCTGATTCTATAATAAAATCTGCGTGATGTTTGTAAGCGTAAATCTGGACTCGTAGTTTTTTCATATTCTCACCTCTTATAAAGTAAAAAGGGGCCGTTTTGAGGCGGCCCCTAATTTTATTTGATATTATGCACCCTCGCAACCAAAGATACCTCTAGGGTCTGATACTCCAAACGAGTATCTTTCTCTAGCTTTGTATCTAACGTTACCAGTTGAAAAATCACCTTCCATTTTAGTTTGGATAGGTAGTCTTTCAAAGTACTTCATACCATTCGGCACGTCTGTAATGATATACCAAGAATCAGTATCTGTAAGATAGTGATTTACTCTGTAACCTTCAGGAATCATTCCCATAGATCTTAAAGCATTTATATCATTGTCTGCAGTTCCAACTCTACCTTGAGACTTCATAAGTCTTTCAGCATTGAATTGGTTTTCAGAAGGAACAATCATTTTCATTCCTCTAGCTGCAATTTTAAGACCTCTCTCATCAGTCATACCAGCAATGTCGATCATTGCTTGTTCTAACGATGTTTCGTTAAGGTCTGCTTGTACCGTTAATGTGTTTTGGAAAGAACCAGCGATCGTTGGGTGAGCTGTGTTGAACAAAGAAACACCATCACCTGAATCAAAGTTATCCGTAGTTGGTAAACCTTGGTTTAGTGGGTTTGCTGCTTTGATCTGTTTAGCGTTAGCCATAGATCTCGCTAGTGCTTTTGTATATCTAGACGAAAGTCTATCATACAGGTTGTCTTCCATTGCTTCTTCAGTTAAAGCGAATGCAAGAGCCACTGTTTCGTTAGTGTATCTTGCAGTAAATGTTTCCTGTGCATTGTCGTATGCAACTGCTGAACCTTCAGGTTTCACATATGCATTCGCAAATCCAGATAACATTACTTCTTCTTCAAAAGCTCTGTCAGATGTTTCTGTAACATAAATTTCTTTATGCTCAGAATCATATCTTTTATACTCAAGGCCGAACAAGGCATTTAAACCTGGCTCAAGCTCTTTTACGAGTTGTTGTCGTGATATTGCCATAATTTATTCTCCTTATGCTGCCCCGGCAGTTCCAGATCCTAATAAATGCTCGTTTACCATCACACGCCAGTTGACGTTTGCTGATCCGATATCATTGTTTTCAGGGTCTCTTGAAACTCCGATTATTTTAAATTGCCCAGTTGTACCTAGAGTACCATCCCCTAGTTCCATTGAGCTTACTCCGTTCAAAGTTGAACCACTTACACCAGCTAAATCCGCACATTTAAAGATGTCTGTTTGAGCAGAAGCACCTGTATTGTCTGATTGGATTTCGTACATTTGTGATGGACTGTCATACACAAATGCTTCAATCGCGCCAGCGTTAGGTGGAGTGATTGATCCTGGGTAATAGTTTTTGAACGTAGGTTTTAATGTAGTTGGGTCATTGTAGAAACATCCCCAGAAAGCTCCTAAGTTTAATACTAAACCAGCTGTTTGTAAGTCTACATATCCAGTACCTGTAGCAGGAGAACCTGCTAAAGCACCTTGGAATATTACACTCGCATCACCCGGACTAATATTATAAGAACTCATTCCAGTAGAATCGTCTTGCTGACCAACTGTCTTTAACGGTCTAAGACCGAAAGCGGCGTCTTGATTAGCCATATTATTTTCCTCCGTATGCACCTGCCCTTACGGGCCTCCAGTGCGGTTAATTTATTCCGTTGATAGTAATTGTTAAAAAACTTTTACTTACCACCGAAAGATTTGCTAGAGCGGCTATCATTGCTGATAGGCATGCTCGGGTGCTGATCCTTCAGTAGATCGTTGTGAACTGCATCGTCTCGTTCTTTAGCTTTATCACTATAAAACTTCTGACGTGCTTTTGCGATCTCTTCTGGTATTCTGGCCAGCAACAGACCTCCGACTCCGATCACTCCCTTGTGTTTGCCATCTTCAACTATTGGATAACCTGAATCTTTATACTCTGAAGCCATTACTAATGTGTATCCTGATCTTAATTTACCAGCGATATTTTTAGTGTCGTCAAAGCCTAAACTTTCAGCTCTTATCCATCTGTGTCGAAAACCATCCGGCGCAGGTGGTGCATCTAAAGATGAGGGTGGTGTCCATTCAACAGGTCGCTTAGTAGCTTCCCTTGTTTCAGACGCGCGTGAGTCTTTTTTTACTTCCTCTGTAACTTTTGAAACTTCTGTTTCAGGTTTAGATTTAGTCATGCTTATTACTCCTCTACGTTTACTTGTTTAGCATATTCTTCAAGTGGCACATTCAATTTTTTAGCAATTGCTACTTGTGATGATGTGAGTCTCACAGTTTTGCGACCAGTGGCTCTTTTTACGTTTCGCGTAGCCGAAGCTACAGTTTGTGTAGGCTTAGTCGATTGTTCTGTATTATTACCAAACTTATGGGGAAATTCAAGCTTTATTCTTCTATCTAATTCACCATAATAATCTTCCGATTGTGGGTCATAACCTTCCTCTTCTACCAATTTCTTATGCAAATCAAATGCTGTATACGTCATAGCATTATCTTTACCAAACCAAGCATTTTGTTCTGCCCATTCAGTAGCTCTTGCATCAGGTTTTGGTGTCTGAGTCCGTTCTTGTTGAATATTAGTTGTTTGTTTATTATTTAATTCAATCTTCTTTTTTTCAGCTTCTTGATTAACTTTCATATCAGCCAATCTAGCTTCTTCGTAGCCTAATTTAGCAATTTCTTTTTGTGCATCAATTTCGGCTTCTATACTTCCTTCTTCTCTAGCTTGCTTAAGTTTACCTTTAGCAGCTTCAAGACCTGAAGTAATTCTACTCTCCATTTCAGATACATATCCTGTATCTAATTTAGATAATCTATCTTTTAAAGATCTTTGTTCTCTTAAAACAGATTGTGCATATTTTGTGGCTTCGTCTCTTTGACGTTCAGATTCACGCATACGCTTTGTAAGTTTAGCAATTCTTTTTTTAACTCCATCACTATACTCATCTAATTCTGATTCTTGTTTTGGTTTTTCTTCTTTAGCTGTTTCTTGTTTCTCTTCTTGTATAAGTTCTTTTGGAGCTTCTTCTTTTTTCTCCTCTACAACTTCTACTTCTCCTTCTGGTTTTTTTTCAGGAACATCAACATTCTGTGCTCCTTCTTTAACCGTTTCTTCTGGTAAGATAACTTCTGTATCAGGTCCATCTGATGGCAGATCAATCATCTGTTCTTTGTTTTTATTCTCTGGCATAAGTTCTCCTATGTTTAATATTCATGCAAGATATCCTCTGGATTCTTGATTGTTGCTAAAACTTCATCGTCGTTTAGCAAACGAACTTCACCGCCTTCTATTTTTATTCTAGATCCTGCATAACGCGCAAACATTACCCAGTCTCCAACTTTGCACCAAGGCCCATCTGGAAATCTTTGTTTATCTCCATATGCATCTGGCCCCATTGCTAAGACATTTCCACATTGTGATGCTACTTGTTGTTTTTCTAATGTATCTTGTCCCATTATAATTCCACCTTTTGTTGTTTCTTTCATTTTAAATGGAAGGACTAGCATACGCCAACCTGTAGGTTGTGGTAATTTTGTTGACTCGTCTGTTACTTTTTTTGATTTTTTTACACCAATTAAATCATTGTTTGGTGTTAATATCGATGACTGTTCTGTCTTCATTTTCTTCTGGCTCCTTATTTGTTAGCAGGGTAGAGATTTCCTGTAAAATTGCTTCGTAAGCACGAAGCTGTCCTACCATATACTGGTATTTTTCAAAATTGTCAACCTGTCCATTTAGTAGATAGGTTTGCACAGACTTCTGTGTTTCTTCTATTTGTTTTTTTAATCTATAAATTAATTGTATGCCGTCCATTACTTAGGTGTCTTTACATTAATTCCACCACTAGGATAACCAAATTTATTATTTCCCATTACAGGTTTATATCCTGATACTTTTGTTAACCCACCATCTGCTTTAAAAGTTCTTAATGTTTTTGCAAGTCTAGCTCTTTGTCCTAACTTGCCACCTTTTTTAGCAGCTTCATTTAATTTTTTAGCTGGAATTTTTTCACCTTTCTTTACTCCTAATTCTTTTCTTAAAGCTCCCGGTTTTTTTATTGCTTTTTTAATCCAATCTTTAGCCATTATTTT